CGTAGAACCCGTCAGCCATCGCCCCGCTCGACGGGGTCCACAGCGCCCGCTCGTCGGCGCGAGCCTGCGTGGCCAGGTTGCGGTAGTCCACGTCCAGGATGTCGACCACCAGGTCGTCGTCACACATGGACGGACACGCCGCCAGGTAGCACAGGTCATCCCCGGAGCAGTCACCCTCCGCGCAGCCGGACCCGGCCAGCGCGTCACGCAGCCAGGACATGCCCAGTTCCATGCCCTTCTCGCTGCTCGCGATCATGAGCGCCGTCACCCGCACGTCACGACTGGCGTCACGCGGACGGCCCGACACCGACCCGGGTCCAGTCACCTCGGTGATGGGGACCTGGCGGGTGGAGTCCTCGAACCCCTCCAGTGACAACGGGAGCAGGCCGAGGAAGTCGGTGGACTCCGTGCGGAACGGGCTGAACCAGCCGGGCTCGTCCTGGAGCGGCGACGCGTACGGCGCGTCCCCGAGGAACGCGGCCAGGTCGGTGCAGTCGCAGCAGTCCACCTTCAACGGCAGGGTGGGGATCAGGTTGCGCACGTAGGCACCGATGCGCTCGGAGTTGATGATCTCCGTGCCGCCGAGAGACAAGTAGCCGTCGAACACCAGACCTCCTACTTGACTCGGGAGACGAGGCCGTCGAGCACCATGCTCGCGACGAGCGCTTCGTTGCGTACGGGGGCGCTGACCTGGATGGCACCCTCCATCACCGTGATCGTACGGCCTGAACTCGGCGCACCCTGGGCGCCGAGCCCACCGGTCTTACCCTGAGCCAGCGCGGACAGCCAGCGCACCGACGGGTCCACCTGGGCCAGGGGCCGGTTCAGTGGGACGACCGCCTCCGGCCCAGCCTCACCGATGATGCGCGCCTGGGCGTTGAAGAACATGCCACCCGTCGCGGTCTTCGGCAGGTTCGGCATGTTGCCTGACACCTTGCCGACCAGTTCGGCCAGGGTGCGCAGCGCGGACGGGACGGTGATGCGGCCCAGTGCGCGGATGACGTTCTCGATGGCGGTGGCGATGTTCTGGATCAGACCAGCCGCAGACTGCGCGAGTGCACCGATGACGCGGAACGCGATGTTGAACGCTGGGGCCAGCGGAGCCACCGCAGCGGCAACCTTCCCGATGGCGTCCAGGATGGAGGTGAACGCACCGATGAGGGACAGCAGAGCAGCCCGGTTCTCCGGGGTGTCCAGGCGGGCGATCATCCGGCCGACCGTCTCGATAGCCGCCCACAACTGCCCCGCCAGGTCCCTGGCGAACGCCATCCAGGATGCGATCTTCGCGCGGCCCTCGTCAGAGTTGGCCCAGTCGGTGAACTTCTGGACGATCTCCACGATCTTCTGGAGGAAGCCGTCGCCGGTCTCCTTGCCCTGCGAGAACAGCGTGCCCAGTGCGGCACCGACGTTGACGATCAGGTCCCACAGGATCTGCGCGGAAGCCGAAGCCCCAGCGAAGAAGTCACCGATGGCGGTCTGGCCCTCAGCGGAGTTCGCCCACTGGGAGAACTGCCACGCGGCGTCGGCGATGTTCTGCGCGATGATCTGCGTGAAGGTGGCGATGGGCGCGAAGAACCCCAGCAGCCCGGTGACGAAGTCCGTCAGCGCCGTGCCAAGGTCGTGCAGGATCGGGGGCAGCGTCTCGCCCAGGATGCGCAGCGTGTTCTGCACGTCCGGCCGGTTCAGCGCCAGCACCACGTAGTCGAACACCCGGCTCAGTTCGCCAGCGGCGGCGATCAGCAGCGGGCCGAGGAAGTTGTTCAGGACGCCCTTCAACCCCTCGACCTGGGCCGTCAGGTTTCGGAACAGCGCGTCCTGGACGGGCTTCTTGATCTCCTTGAAGAAGTCCTTGAACGGCTGGACCGCCTTCTTTGTCTCGTCGCCTGCGTCCTTGAACGCGACGACCAGCGCACCCACACCGGCGGCAGCGGCCAGGGCGGCGGGGCCGATGGGCAGCAGGAACCCGGCGAGGGCGAACGCGACGCTGCTCGCCAGTGCGGTGAGGATGCCCAGCAGACCGGTGATGGCGGGGGCGACCACGTTCAGGGAGCCGATGATCAGCACCACGGCGCCGATGGCCTGCGCCAACTGGAGGAACCCGGCCACCGCACCGAGGATGGCACCGGTGATGCCGCCCTTGCCGCCACCCTCCGTCAGCCCACCGAGCCCGCCCTTCAAGGCGTTGCCGAACTCCTTCAACCCGCCCAGCACGCCCTGGTCCCGGAACACGTCGCCGAGTCCCCGGAAGTTGGAGGTGAACGTGGCGATGGCGGCGGGGATCTGACCGCTGGTCAGGACCTTCAGCAGGCCGTCGCCGAAGTTCTCGGCCGCCACACCCATGACACCGAGCAGGTTGATGAAGTTGTTGCGCGATCCCTTCAGGCGCCCAGCCAGGGAGAAGTTCCGCACCGCCCCACGGACCGCCCCACCCACCTTCTCGAACTCCAGGGCTGCGGCATGTGCCGAGTCGCGGGTGCGCTGGAGGGCACGGTCCTCGTCGTCGTGGGCCTTCAACATCTTCGTGATCTCGAAGTGCAGGGCCTTGGACTCGCGGTGCAGCGCGGCGTACTCCTCGCGCGCCTTCGCAGTGGAGGTGCGGTCGAACTCCTTGTTCGCCTTGTGGGCGGCGTCCTCGATGTCGTTGAACGCCTGCGTCAGCGCCTTGTCGAAGTCGGCCGCCTCCTTCTTGGAGCGGTCGAACTCAGCGTTCATCTTCAACGCGTCGTCGTGCAGCACCTGGAAGGCGTTGTCGTGGCGGATGCGCTGCGACCAGTTCAGCAGCGACCCCTCCATGTCCTGGAAGGCCGCCGACGACAGGCCCGAGTCCTGGCGCATCTGCTCGAACTTGGCGTGCAGCCCGTCGAGGGCCTGGTCCAGTCCGCCGAACTGCTCGATGGCGAACGACCAGTCGCCGGAGAGGGCCGACTCGATGATGTTCATGTCGAAGCGCTTTAGGCGCCGACGCAGGCCGTTCTCGAACTCGTCGCCCCAGTTGGTACCGGCGTCCTCGCCACGGCCCTTCATGGCGGTCTCGATGTGGCGGCCCAGGACGCTCAGTTCCTTGCCGAGTTCCGTCTCGGCCGCGTCACCCCAGTCCTTGCCGAACTCCTTGCCGGACGTGGCGGCGGCGGCACGCAGTTCGCGGCGCAGCGGAGAGGTGTCCGCGTGGACCTCGATGTGGGCATTGCCCCACTCGGGACCGAGAGACACGAGCACCTCCTCCTTAACCGCCGGTTAACCACCCTGGTCGAAGCGTACCGACCAGGGTGGTCTCGGCCTACATCATCGACGTGAACTGCCGGAAGGCGTCCATCTCACGGTCGACATCCAGCGGCGACACGTCGTCCGGGTCCTCACCGGGTAGTGGCTGCTCCAACTCGAAGAACCACTTGTCGAGGTCCTCCTGACTCTGGATGCGTGAGTGGCACCAGGTGTAGAGCATGTTGCACAGCCGCTGCGGCGGCAGGTTCAGGAGGCTTTGGGCTTCCGGTCCTTGGGCTCGCGCCGCGTGCTCGCCGTCGATGAGGTCCCACCGCGCTGCGCCGACGGCGAAGATCCGGACAGCGGCTCGGTAGGGCGGGCGGTCCACTCCTCGGTGAGGCGCCGGACAATGGCCGCCAACGCGCTCGGGGGGAGGGGCTCGGACCAGTGGACCAGTGCAGCGCGGAAGTGCTCCGCATCCTCCTCGTCCATGAGGTTCATCAGCAGGCGGGACACGTCCCGGGCCATGCCCATGAGGTCACCACGGTCCTCGGCCAGCAGCGACATGGCCATGATCTGGCCACCGGTGGGCTCGTAGAACGTGATGTCCTTGCCTGCCACGTTGAGCACGACGCTGACTTCGCGCCCTGCCTGTTCGGCCATGTGGTCGCCGAACGCCTTACCGAACTGCTCAGCCATGCTCTGCTCCTTCGACACGGAGAGGCGCTCGCCTCATCGTGATCGTAGCGCGGTCAGATCCCGTACCGGGCGAGCACGTCCCGTGCGGCCTCGGACAGGAAGTCGTTGGCCGTCTGACCACTGACCTCCCGAGCCCACGTCTCCGGCCCGCCCTGGGAGCGGCCGACTGGCATCCGCTTGCGGTTCTCGGTGCGTCGACCGCGCGAGTCCACCCCGGCGCCGGAGAACCGGCCGAAGGCGTCACGGCGCAACTTCGCGTGGATCGGACCGTAGGTACCACGCAGCACATACCTGGCGTACGGCACGTCCACTGTGACTCGGAAGGAGCAGCCGGTGCGTCGGGCGTACCCCTTCTCCGTGTCGATGGACAGCACCATCCTGCCGGTGCGCTTCGGGGCATACACCCGTGCGGCCGTGGCGATCTGCTCGGCCAGGATGCCGACCCGGGTAGAGACCATCCCACCGGTGTAGTTCACCCGCGCGAGTTCGGCCTCGTTAAGGCGAATCCTGGTGCCGCCCGCCATCAGTCGTCGCCCTTCTGCACCAGCAGGGTCCAGGACCCGGAGACGATGTCCCCGACCGGGCCGAGCGGGGTGTACTGCCCGAGCAGGTAGGAGTAGTCGTCGTCGCTGGCCACGCAGCAGGCGATAGCCCGGCGCATCAACTCCATGTCGGCAGCCTGGACCTCAGCGGCGTACGTCTGCTGCTCCGCCGTGGGTGGACTCTGCTGGCCGTTGACCACCGGGACGCAGCGGGCGATGCCCACCTCGATCTGCCAGGCCATCGGGCTGTAGCACTTCGCCTCCGTGCCAGCAGGCGCGGGGAAGTCGTTGGAGGGGAACACGTTGGCCAGGCGCACCCACGCCTGCCCGCCCTGGGCGTACTCGAAGATGGTCTGCTGGCCGGGGACGATGGCGCAGAAGCAGACCTTGCGGCCCGACGCCTCGATCTCGTTACAGAGGCACTCGCGCAGGGACGTCAGCAGCGCCCACACACCAGGCAGTGCCATCAGTACCCGCCGAAGGTGGTGACCCGGGTGGACGGGCGGTCGATGGAGTACACCGCAGCGGGCAGCGTGACCGCGTACGGGTTGATGGTCCGCAGCCAGGCGTCCACGGCGAAGATGCCCGTCGCGTTGTTCGGGAAGGTGCCCGGCTCGATGTCGTACGTGACGCCGCTGCGGGCGATCTGAGACACGTTCGTGGGCAGGCCGCAGTTCTGGCCCCCGCACGCCTTCGCGAACTCGTAGGCGAGCAGACCGGCAGCGTAGGCGGCGGTCCCGTCGGGGACGATGCCCCGCACGTAGGTGACCGCGAACGTCCCGTCAGCAGTCGGGGGCTTCGACATGTCCTGGCACACCGGCCACGTCAGGCCGTCCGTGCGGACCAGCCGGTTGCCGTTGTCGATCCGGTAGGCGGTGGCGGGCAGCACGTCCCCGTCCAGCAGCACCTGGTCGACGCGCCCCACTGGGCCGGGCAGGAGCACCTCGGACAGGGTGGTGCAGGAGCAGGAGGTGCCGCAGCCGCAGCCGTTCACCCAGCGCCCAGCGGCGTTGATGAACGGGCCGACACCAGGCTGGCCGGTGATGGGCCACACCTGGTAGCCGCTGGCCTGGCCGCAGCCCAGGGAGCAGGGGCGCACCTGGATGGGGCAGCCGCCCACCTGGTAGCCGGTCAGGGACCGCAGGGCGGACGTGGCCAGGGCCTCCGAGCGCACCTTCACCACCGGGTCAATGTCGTCCTCGTTCGGCACACACGACCAGTCCACTGGCCAGCACAGGCTGGGCAGGTCAGGCAGGGGCTCGCTCATCGGTGCTCCTCTACGTCGATGGGGGGCGAAGGCGTGAGCCCCCGCCCCCCATCATGCCGCGTCGATCAGGGGACGATCGTGAACGTGGCGGTCTTGGACGAGGTGCCCCGGTAGGCGGTGACCGTCTTGGAGCCGGTCGTGCCCGTGGGGTACTGGTACGTGATCGCCGCACCGGTCGCGTTGTAGCGGGTGACCCCGTTACCGAAGTCCACGTACCACGGCTCGGAGTTCGACGGCGTCGCCGCGATGGAGACGTTGCGGCTGGCCGACGGCGTGGCCGCGATGGACGTGAGCGCCGTGCCGGTCGGGTTCAGCAGCGGCTGCGCACCGCAGAACGGGTCCGGCGGGGCCAGGGTCGTCTGCACCAGGAGGAACGGCTCCGTGGTGGACAGCGCACGGGGCAGCGGGGCCGGTGCAGGCGTCGTGTTGTTCACGACGTTGTACGGGCCGACGCCCCAGGAGCCGCCGGTCTTGGTGGCCGCGTTGGTGATGGCGAAGTTGATCGCCGCGTTCTCCACCGTGAAGTCACCGAGCACGCCACCCTGGACGAACGGGAGCAGCATGTACCCGTAGGAGCCGGTGGCCCCCGGGGTGCACGCGTCTGCGGAGGGCGAGCCCATCCACAGTTCCAGCGCGAACGCCGTGTCCGTCATCGACACCGAGGTGTCCACCGTGAAGCCAGCGGAGTCCCCCGTGTAGTCGAGGTACGGGCGCTGGCCCGAGGTGATCGCCAGGGCGTCCGGCTCGACGGAGCAGAACGTGATCGCGACCCCGTAGCCGTTCAACTTCGGGACGGCGGGCTCGTTGATGCAGTTGTCGCCGTTGGCGTTCTGCACCGTGATCGCCTCGCCGTCGTCGATGTCCGCCGTCAGGGCCACCGAGATGAACCCCTTCGTGACGATCACCGAGTCAGCGGCGTAGACCGGCCGACCGCACCCGTCCAGACGGGTCAGGCGCATGCGCCGTCCCCGCAGGACCGGGAAGCACTTGGTTGCCATCAGGCCGTCTCCTCGTCCTTCTCAGCGGCCTTCTTCTGTGCCGCCGTCTGCTTCTTCGGGGGGAACGCCTTGTCGGCCACAGCCTCGGGCACCACGAACCCGCCGGAGACGGTGCGCACCTCGTGCACGCTCACCTCCAGGGACTCGGCTGCCTCCAGGAGCGCGACTGCGTTCTCCTGGGTCAGGCCGTCGACGAACGCCTCGCCTTCCTGGACCTCGTAAGCCATGGTCAGACTCCTGTCTTGTTGGTGAGCGTGATCGAGTTCGCGACGACCTTGCCGTGGATGCAGTCCACGGTCGCTGCGTAGAGCCGCTCCGCGATGGCGCGGCCCTTGTTCAGGGTGGTGTTCGGCGCGTTGTTGACGATCACGGGGGTGCGCCACAGGTTGACCTGGCCGGTCACCCAGATGTTGAACGCCGTGGACTCGTTGGCGATGTAGCCAGCGTCGGCGGACACCTTGCTGCCGAGCCACGTCTCCAGGCTGCCGTCCAGGTTGCGGACCAGCAGGCCGAGGCTCGCCAGGATGGACGCCCCGTACCGCGTGACGTGGATGACCGGGATGCCGGAGTAGTTCTCCCCCGCCCACTGCTCGGCCTTCGCCAGGGCGAGGACCGGGTCGTTCGTGGACGGCAGGATGATGGTGGGGCTGACCTCCAGGATGGTGGTCGCCAGTGCGTTCGCCACGGCGAACGACTCCCCGAGACCGAGCCCCCTGGTGGCGGTCGCCTCGAAGTTGTCGTCACCCGACAGCCAGCACTCGACACCCTTGTAGATGCCGAACGACGCAGCGGCGGGGTTCGTACCGAACCCGTCGAACGTCTTGGTCTGCTGGGCCGGGCCGGTGGAGAAGCAGCCCTGCGGCAGGGCGCGTGCCACGCCGCAGAAGCCGGTGTTGTCGTAGGTGACACCCATGCCGACGCGGGCGTCCCCGTCGACCACGTTCGCCACGGTGAGCAGACCACCCGTTGCGGGGCCGAACTCCGGTGCCTCCACTGTGACCAGTGCAGCCATGTCGACCTCCTTCCAGAGGGAAAGGACCCCAGGGCTAGGGGGTCGAAGTCCCTAGCCCTGGGGTGCCGATCACAGTTCGGGGATGCTCGCCGCGACGATCTTCGGCGGGACCGTGCCGTAGTCCTGGTTGATGAACGCCGCCGCCGTGAGGCCGGTGATGTCCATGGGCAGGGAGATCCGCTTCGGGGTGTAGCACATGTTCATGAGGGAGATGCCCTCCTCCGTGAACAGGCCCGTGTACTGGTTGAGCGCGAGGCCCGCCGCGTCGTACACGCCGTTGAGCGTGATGACGTCCTTGGTGCCCTGGACGAAGGTGCCCGCCGGGTAGACGAGGACCTCCAGGGTGGCCGGGTAGTCGATGGCGACACCGGCACCGGCCGAGGTCGGGACCAGCGGCTGCCAGCCGTAGACGTACTGGGCGCGGATGCCACGCTCGGAGAACCACGCGTCGACCATCTGGTCGGTGACCGACAGGTAGTCGACGCCGTTGCGGATCGACAGGTCGGCACGCAGGGCCGCCTTGATCCAGAACGGGAGGACGGCCTCCAGCGTGGCGTTCAGGCCGAGACGGTAGCGCTGACGCTCACCGTTGACGACCAGTTCCAGCGCCGCGAGCAGCGAGCCCGACAGCGTCGGCCACGGGTTGACGACCGGCACCGCCGCACCGGCGATGGCCAGCGCGCGGGTGATCAGGTCCAGGCTCTTGTAGTGCGCGTGGGCGACCGTGAGGCCGTTCACGTAGCGCTGGACCAGTTCCGGGTAGGCCGCCTCGGTGAGGATCGGGACGGTGAAGCAGAGGCCCGTGACGCCGAGGCGCACGTCCGTGAACGGGGGGCAGGTGATCGAGACGCACGGCTTGGGCGTCCCCGCGATGGCCTGCGCCTCGGTCTGGTTGATGAAGTTCGCCGACAGCCCGTAGAAGTCGGAGAACTGCGGACCCTTGGTGAAGTTCAGGCCACCACGCGCGACGTTGACCGAGGGGATGTCCCACAGGCCCTCCAGGGTCTCCCCCTCGCACAGGTCGTAGATGGTCTCGGACGGGGCGCACCAGCCACCGGCCGCGATGAGCGAGCCGCCGGGGAGGCGGGTCTCGTCGACCGCCCGGTCGAGCGCCTCCTGGAAGGAGAGGTCACCCTCCGCGTACAGGTCGTCGCTGCGCTGGAGGTTGAACTGCGCGATGGGCTTCTCCGTGCGACCCGACGTGCCACGGGCGAGGGCCTCCAGCACGCGCTGGGTGGGCTCGCGCAGGTCGCGCATCGACTCGAACGTGGACCCGAGCGAGACGCCCGGCAGGTCGGCTGCGGCGGTGATCGTCGCGCGGCCACGCGACGGCGTGACCTCCACGTCGACCGGCAGGGCAGCGGCGGCGGCACGGCGCACGGCGGACACCTTCTCCTTCGGGGTGGTGGAGGCCGCGACCGGCTCCAGGACGGGCTCCTCGACGATGACCTCGTCGGTCACCTCGGGCTGCGGCTCGACGACCTCGGCCTCGGGCTCGACCTCCGGCTCGACGAGCAGCGCACGGGCTGCGGCGAGACGGTCGGCGCGCAGCGTCTCGGCGGCGGTCTGCTCGCTGATCGCGGCGTCGGCGGCACCGATGAACTTGGCCAGCGTCTCCAGGACCGCGAGGTCCTCGTCGCTGATGTCCTCGGGGGCACCGATGGTGCGGGCCTCGGCGAGCGCAGCGTCCTTGGCGGAGGCGAGACCGGCCTTGTCCAGGCTGGCGAGGTGGGCGCTGATCGCCTCGGCGATCTGCTCCGGCGTGGAGTCCTTGGTGACTCCGGGGATCTTGAACACGGGAACCCTCCATGGGTCGCGTAGGTATGTGGGAGGTGACTTCACTGCCACGGCCTACGGCCAGAGGGTGCGACTGCTTCTGGACGGATCAAACCACGCCGGGAGTGCAGGAGTCCAGCGACTCCCACACACCGGCGCGTCGCAGGTCAGGTGACAGTGACCGTGACCGGCTGGATGCTGGTCCCGTTCCACACGCCTTCCAGGGTCACCGGGTCCCCAGCAGGGGTGAACCAGTGGGTGGCGTTGGAGGAGACCAGTTGCCCAGTGATGAGCGCGGTGATCCTCGGCAGGACGGCGGCCAGGACGCCCGCGTTGACCGACTGCCCGGTCAGCAGCATGGTGGGCCGCTTGGTGGCGGCGACCAACGCACCGGTGTTGAGGGACTGCCCAGTGAACGCGATGGTCGGCCGCTGCGTGGAGGCCGCGAGCACCCCAGCGTTGACGGACTGTCCGGTCATCGCAGCAGTGGGGCGCGCGGTGGATGCCACCAGGGAGCCGGAGTTCACCGACTGCCCAGTGATGACGGAGGTGGGGCGCGGTGTGGACGCGGCCAGGGTGCCGACGTTGACCGCGGAGTCGCTGCCCTGGAACGTGACCCTCGGCGTGGAGGCCGCCAGGCTTCCTGGGTTGGTCTGTGTCCCGGTGATGACGCTCGTCGGGGAGTTGGTGCTGGCGGCCAGCGAGCCAGCGTTGACGGACTGGCCCGTGATCGCGGAGGTGATACGTGGCGTGCTCGCCGCCAGGGAGCCCGCGTTGACTGGGGCGCTGTCCGTGATGGACGAAGTGATCCTCGGGGTCGACGCTGCCAGCGTGCCGGGGTTGGTCTGCGTGCCGGTGATGGCAGACGTGGGTCGATTCGCCGCCGCCGCCAAGGAGCCGGGGTTGACCGAGTCGCCAGTGATCGCGGAGGTCGGGCGCGGCGTCGTGGCCGCGAGCACACCAGGGTTGGTCGAGTCGCCCGTGATCGCGGACGTGGGACGGTTGGTCTGCGCGGTGAGGCTGCCGGGGTTGACCGAGTCGCCCGTCAGGGCCGAGGTGGCTCGCGGGGTGGAGGCTGCCAGCGAGCCGGTGTTGACGGACGCGCCCGTGATCACCGAGGTGGGCCGGTTGGTGGACGCGGCCAAGGACCCGGTGTTCGTACCGCCGCCCGCCGCCTCCGGGATGGCCAGGACCGCGCCGGTGTAGTCGCGTCCGGTCAGCGCGGCCGGACCGTAGTTGCGGGTGCCAGCAGCCTGCGCGGTCCAGTCGAAGACCTCGACGGTGTAGTGGCTGGAGTCGAGGACCGCTACGCGGTTCGTTCCACCTGCGGGCGTGGGGGTGGTGGTGCTGCCGAGCGCGTCCCAACCGGCACCGACGTAGAGGACGGTGTACGTGGAGCCTGCCGTACAGACGAGGGACGCCTGGCCGTCGGCATCACCCGTGAACACGGCCTGCGTGATCGTGCCCGAGGAGTTCCACTCCGCCGCTGGGATCAACCACCCGCACACGCCCATGTGCAGCGAGGAGGGGGTCAGGCGGACCTGCCCTCGGACGACGATGGTTCCGGACGAGGTGGCGACAGCGCGCGCCAGGAAGACGTCCGTGTCTGCGGCGTTGGCAGGGGTCGGGAAACTGGTGGTCCACGCTCCGGTCGTGCCGGACTGCGTGGTGACCGATCGAGTACCAGTTGTGGCAGTGTTCTCACCGGCCGCACCGACGACGAGCAGGTCACCAACGGAGACACCGGTAAAGGTGATGTCCTTGTAGGTCGAGGCAGTGCCGTTAACCGTACCGGCCGTCGCCCATGACGCGGTCTGAAAGAACGAAATCGCCACAGGGTCCTCCCCTCAGAGGAGGGAAGGATCAGGCCGGGATCGTGATGGCGGGCGCGTTCAGGTCGACGTTGACACCGGTCGTGACCGTGGTCGAGCCCAGCGTCAGGTCACCACCGCCACCGGTCGCGGTGACTGTGCCGTCCAGGACGGCGGTGCCACCGGACTGCTTCAACCGGAAGTGGCCAGCCGTACCCGACGCGGCCGGTGCGACGGCGCCCGGGTCCGCTGCGGTCAGCACGCCCAGCGTGGAGGTCCACGCGCCTGCGATGGTGATGGACGCCAGGAGCGTGCCGGATGCGGCGGTCTCCGGGGTGGCGGGCTTGGCGCCGGAACGGATCTCGATGATCGAGCCGGTCCCGATGGACGTGGCGAGGGCGGCACCCATGGGCTGGGTGCCGGTGGCGACGGCGATGCTCAGTGCCATGACGGACTCCTACTGGGTGCGGAACACAAGGGACCCGGGAGGTAGCCCTGCCGGGACGGGGTCAGACGGGGCAAGGATGACACCCCGGAGCATGTACTGGACAGAGGCCCACCATGCGGCCTCCGGTTCGATCTGCGGAGACAAGGTCCCCGGGTCGACTTCCACCAGGTCTGTGAAGTCCACGACCGTGGCCGAGTTCGGGACCACCAGGTAGCGGTCGAACTTCTCGGAGTTGGCGGTGTACCGCACGCGCCACACCCAGTCGGGCTGGGTGGGTGCCACCTCGATGATGGTCGGCGTCTGCCCGAGGGTCACCGAGAAGGACTCCGGGACGACCAGCGCGTCGTTGACTACACGCTGGGTGCTGGGTGACCACACCATGCCGATGATCAGCGGGACGTTCACCCCGGTGATGGACGGCTTGCGGATGTCGATGCGCACCTGAGTCATCAGGGACCTACCGGGACAGCGGTGATGGTGCCGTTGGACAGGACGCTGACCCGCATGGGGGCACCCGTGTCGGTGGCGTAGAGGATGGACCCGGAGGACAGCGCGCTGGGCGCCAGCGTCCCCGGGTCCACCTCCACCAGGTCCGTGAACTCCACCACCGAGGCGGAGTTCGGGACCACCAGGTAGCGGTCGTACTTCTGCGAGTTCACCGAGTAGCGCACCCGCCAGGCCCAGCCGGGACCGGTGGGTGCCACCACGATGGTGACCGGTGCGTAGTCGAGCAGCACCGCGAAGGACTCAGGCAGGACCAGCGATGACCCGACGTTCCGCGCGACGGTGGGCGCCCACTGCATGCCGATCCGCAGTGGGACGTTCGTTCCGGTGGCCGTGGCCTTCCGGATGTCGATGCGGACCTGGGTCACTGCGGTCTACGCGATCTTGTACGTGCCGCCCCCACGCCGGGCGATGGCCGCCTGGGCCTCCACCTCGCTGGCGTAGGTCTTGGTGGTGCCGTCGCTGAACGTGACGGTGTAGGACTGGCGGTTGGCACTGCTGGCTCCGCCGTTGCACGCGCATCCCATGATGGTTCCTCTCTCTCGGTCGCAGACTACTGGCTGAACGTGCTCTGTACGGCGGCCAGGCGCGCGGCGCGCAGGGCCTTGAACGCGGCGTTGGCACGGGCCGCACGCTCCGCCGAGATGGCGGGGTCCGGCTCGACCTCGGCCTCCCCGGTGGCGGGGGCCACGACACCCGACGCCACCAGGGAGATCTGCTCGCCGCCCGAGGCGGCCAGTGCGGTACGGGGGATGGGGAAGCCGGGGACGTTGACGGCCAGCGCGGCCACCAGTTCCAGGTTCCGGCCCACCTGACGCCAGTCACCGCTCAGGGTGGAAGCGCGCAGGGCGTGCACCTGCTCCTTGCTCAGCGTGGAGCGGACGGCACCGTTGATCCAGATGCCGAACTGGTCCTCGCCTGCCGCCACGTCAGCGGCCACCGAGCCGGTGTTGTCGTAGTGCGCCATCGCCGGACGGGCGCGCAGGGACATGCCCGCGTGGCCGGTGTCCATGGTGATGTTGCCGACAGGGACCTGGCCTTCGTCGGTGAGCACAGCGCCGGTGGTGAAGTACGCGTACCGGGACAGGGACGTGGGTGCGCTGGTGCACACCTTGTCGATCCCGATGTGGCAGGTGGACCACAGGGCGAGGTGGCCGTAGATGTGGCCGTCCTCGTCAACCGTGACCGGCTGGGCCTTGGCGAACTTCGGGTCCTTGAACCAGGCGGCGGGCAGGCGGTCCGACTCGATGGCGGCGGTCAGCGTGAACGCGTCAGCGGGGTCACCCTCGATGGAGTGCTTGCGCTTGCCACCCTCCTGGCCTGGCCACAACTTGATCGCCTCCTTGTGCATGTTCGCGCACAGTCCCGCCAGCCAGTCGGGGTTCTTGACGTACTTGACCAACTGGCGACGGCAGCGGTTGAAGTCGCCAGGCTGGCCCCAGCGGATCTTCGCCGCGCCCTTCCCGCGCACCCAGTAGCGGCGGATGCGCTCGGTGGCACGGGGGTGGGTGATCCAGCCGGGACCGTCGTGGGTGCCGGGGGCGAAGACGTGCAGGCCGACGGAGTCGAGCCGGTACTTGGTGCCGTCGTCGACCTCGAACTCGAAGCCGAGCATCTCGTCGTTGGCGGAGCCGTACTGCGCCTCGAACTGCGCGAGGTGCTCGGGCGGCATGTTCGCCAGGAGGGCGGCGACCTCACACTCGGTGCAGGCGGCCTCCACCGCGACACTGTCCACCGGGTCGGAGTTGTCGTCGGTGGGGTGGTCCGCCCAGGTGCCGATGGCGACGAACGCCTCCTGGAACGCGGGGATGTCCACGGCGGTGATGGCGGCGATGCGTCCGTCGGTGACGACGGTGAACGGCTGCGGGTCGCCCTGCTGCCACGTCTCCTCGTCGAACAGGGAGCCGTCCTCGTTCTGCACCTCAGCGGTCGCGTCGTCCACGTCGACGGAGACGCCACGGCGCATCCGGTCGGCGTTCATCGCGATGTACTCCTCGGCCTGCGGGGTGCGTGCGAACACGCCCTCGTACTTGATCAGGCCGCTGGCCTCGTCGCGCCAGATGTTGTCGATGCGCCCGATGGTGACGGCACCGTCGTGGCCACCGATGTCGGCGGGCTGGGCGCGGAACGGCAGGGGCAGGTCGCGGTACCGGACGGAGCCGACGGCGAACTTGCGGCGGTCCCCGGTGGGCAGGCCCTCGGGCAGGGCGACGCCGTAGAACGGCACGTCCATGTCCAGGTCGTCGTCGGTGATGACCGGAGCGTCGGGGTCGATCTCGTCGTCCGCGATGGGCTCGGCCATCGCGGTGGCGAGTTCCTCGACGAACTGTGTGTTCCCCTCGGGCGTTCCTGCGTGCACCGCGTCGGGGATGGTGAGCAGTCCCGAGTTCACGCTGGCAGCCATGTTCCCTCCAGGTCCCGGCCGAACCACGCACCGGCAGTTGATCCAGACACTGGGCGGGCCGACAGGCTCACCCGGGTAGTGCAAGTCGTAGCCTGCCACGGAGAACGTGGACCCGGCTGGCACCGACTGCCCGTCGGCGTCGTCGTGGGCCGCGCGCACCAGCGGGTCGTGCATCGTGACCCACTCCAGGTTCACCTCGTCCTCGTCCGCTGCGGCGGCTGCCATGGTGGCGGCGTTGACCGTGGCGGTGGAGACCCAGGCGGTGATGCGCGCGCTCTGCGCAGGACGGTCAGGCCCGGGTTCGCTCGTCTCAGCGAGCCGCTCCCCCATGCCCTCGGTAAAGTCGTCGCGGGCACCCGCCACTGTGGCCGGGTCGCGTACCCCCTCCGCCTCGGCGGTGATGTCGAACAGACGACCAGCGGCCTCGGTGATGGGTGCCCACCAGCGCTCCTGCCCCCACTGTGCGAGGGCATCGTCGACAGCCGGGGACAGGTCATCGTCTCCACGGGTGAGGACCGCCCGGCGCTGGGCGGCGAACTGTTCGCGGTCGGCGACGAAGATCATGCCGACACCAGACGCAGCGGTGCGGCCGTCACCCTCGACAGGTGGCGGGCCAGCAGGGCGCGGTCGTGCGGCTTGCGCTCAGCGAGCAGCACCCGCACGTACGCGTCCATGCACGCCGCCCACGACTGGGGCATGACACCCAGGTCGGGGGCGAACCGGTCCACGTTGGACCAGGCGTCCACCAGGCAGTCGTCGACCGTGCCGCTGTTGCACGGCACGAACAGGTACACCTCGGAGGCGGACACGTCGCTGAACTTGTTGGTGGTCTTCGTCCGTAGCCGGTTGCCGCCACGCTCCAGTGCGCGGAACACCATGATCTCGCTGGCCATCATCAGCGCAGCGGGGATCTGCTCGGGGATGTCCCGGGTGGGGTGCTCCTCCAGCGACGGGTCGGGCCGCGCCTCGTTGGGGGTCGACTCGATGGCCGGGGTGGGCAGGTTCGCGCCCAGTAGGCGGGCTGCCTCCACCACCATCTCGGGGGTGGCCGAACCGGAGGCCATCTTCTGCAAGATCCACTCGGCCCGCTCCTTCGGGGACATCATGTCCTCGGGGGCGAAGCCGGTCTCGCGCATGGTGGCCTTGTTCGACAGGATGCCCCGGTCGTTCAGTTCGATGGCCTCCTTCGAGCGGTTCGGCCGCAGGCGCATCTCCGAGGTGTCGGCACCGATGCCGTACTCGCGCACCTCGTTGTCGGGGATGGAGTCCTCGTCGGACAGGACCGGGCGCAGGTAGCCCTTGGCGAGCGCGGCGCAGATGGTGCGCAGCAGCGGCTCGGCGTGCGCCTTGATGGCGGACTCGTCGATCTGCCAGGCGCTCCAGTGGTTCGCTTCGCCCGCACCGGTGAGCACCTCGGGTGGCATGTCCAGTGCCAGGCCCAGCCGCTTGGTCGCCGCTTCGCGCAGCGCCAGCAGGTTCGAGTCCATCTCGGACCAGAACTTGGTGACGGTGACCTTGTCGATGAACTCGCCGTCGGCGGTGATGACGATGGGGACCATCGCGCTGGCGTCGCCCGGGTCGGAGATGGCGGTGGCCATCGTCTCCTGGAGGGTGCGCACGAACGACGCTGCGGTGACGCCCACCTGGGTGCCGTCGTCGGCCTGCGTCAGGGCGGAGGCTGCGGCGGCGATCTGGTTCGGCACCCACATGATGCCCGCGCCGGTGAGTCGGCTCGACGCCTCGGCGTTGATGCGCTGGGTGAGCGACTCGATCTCGGCCAGGATCGGCAGTGCCGCACGCGCGGGGCTCGTGGCCTCCTTGCGCTTGCGGGGGTGGGGGCGCCACATCCGCATGACGAACGCGTCCGTGGGGAGTTCCTCGTCGTTGAGCCACCAGGCTCCGGCCTTGTTGACCAGGTCCTCGGGTGAGGTGACGAACCAGTCCTGCACACCCTTGGACTCGAACCCGACGATGTAACACTCACCGGCCACCGTGTAGGCAACGCCGATGTCGTGCAGCATCTGAGATCGGCCGTCCTGGCCGTTGAACAACTCGTCGAGCGCGGCGTCCGCCGGGGAGTTCGCGGCCACCCGCTCGGGTCCGTTGCCGGTGTCGCGTGTCGCGTACAGCACGCCCCGGGACAGGAGGTTGCCCACCCAGTTCGCCGCGAACGCGAACTCACCGATGGTGTCGAAGTAGTACCACGCCTGGCGCTGCCAGCCCTTGGTCTCCAACTTCTTCGTCGACTTCGGCTTGCCCTGCATCCGCACGGCGGAGGCGATCATCGTCGCCGGAGGGGCGGGGGCCTCCACCCGGGTACGTGCCATCGGCTATCTACTCCCCGTCTCGGACGACAACCATGGATGCCAGGTAGGCGGCGGCGAGCCAGCCGTTGAACACCCACCAGGCTACCTGGAAGTCAGTGAGCAACCCCCACGCCAAGATGATGGCAGTGATGTAGGGCGCAGCGCACCAAGGACAGGTGGCGAGTTTCTCCCACGGTCCCTCGTTGGTGATGTTCGCCCACTTGATCCGCAGCCACACGACTGGCGGGTAGGTGTCCTGTGTGATGAGGCGGGTCAGACGGGCAGCCGAGACGACACCCACCACCGCCGCAGCGATGATCTCGAAGTAGGTCATGCTCGTGATACTAGGAGACCACCGGGGTTACGGGGTCGCATCCGGCCCCCGGGCGCGGCGATCTCCGCCGGTCCGCGACCGTCCGACAGGGCCAGGACGGCGTGCACCAGGGCGTCCACCCGGTCCGGTGAGGAACCCTCGCCGGGCACCCACTCGGTCATCTGCGCTTCCAGTTCGTCGAACACCCCGGTGTGGTGGACGCGGCCCTGCTCGTACAGTCCGGCGACCGGTTCGGCACGGACGGCCTTGCCACGGCGGGACACCACCAGTTGCAGGGCCAGGGCTCGTCCGGCTGCCGCGTTCTGGAGGGTCTGCTCCACCATGGCGCCACCGAAGTTCTTCTCCGCGACGATCTTGTCCGCCTGCCACCGCTCGTACAGGCCCCACGCCAGGGACGCCCAGCCCTGCGGGGTGTACTTCCCGGACCGGTCCTCCAGGACGTAGAACTCGTTGCCCCGCTTGCCGACCACGATCAGCCCCGTCTCGTCGGAGCGCCGGACGTTGGAGCCTGCCGGGTCCACGCCGACGACGATGCGGTCCATGGGGGTGATCTCGATGTCGAAGCCGTGGGCGCGGTTGTCCTCGATCATGCCGTTGGTCCACATGGCACCGACGACGTCTTCGAGGATCTCCCCGTGCAACTCCTGGCGCCCGAGCCGGGTGCCTTCGTAGTCGGCGAGGATCTGCTCGGCGAACGCTTCGTCCAGGTTCTCCAGGTTGACGTAGGTGGAGACGCGGACCAGGCGGGTGTTGTCCTTCTTGGCCAGTTCCTTGATCCAGGGGATGGGCTTGGGGGTCGAGGTGCACAGGACCTTGGCTCGCCCTGCGCTGGTCCGCATGCGCAGGGTCAGTTTCAGCATCTTCCAGACCTCGTCGATGAGGTCGATGTGCGCGGGCTCGTCCACCCAGGCCGCACCGAACTGCTTGCCACGCAGGGTGTCCGGCTCCTCGCCGGAGAACCCGCGCGCCTGCGCCCCGTTGGGGAAGGTGAACAACTTCTTGGACGGCTCCCACAGGTACCCGGTGACACCGGCGCGCTCGCAGGCCCGGATCAGGCCGGAGCCGTTCTCTGTGGGCTCACCCTCGACCATGGTGTCGCGGATGTCGTTGCCGGTTCGTCCGACCAGGGCGATGGCGGGGACCCGCTCGCTCATCTTGCGGACCCACTCCGCGCCGGTGCGGGTCTTGCCTGACCCACGCCCGGAGATGACCAGCCAGACGAACCAGTCATCCCCGGGCGGTGGCCACTGGTCACCCCGGGCGTGGCGCCAGGTGTAGGCGTCGTGCGGCTTGCCGTCGCAGGCCCGGCCACGGGTGCAGTAGAAGACCTTGATCTGACCCTCGACGGACTTGTGCAGGCGCTCGGCGGCGAGGCGCTTCGTCTTCTCGTCCCACATCTCGAAGACGGAGGGGTCGAAGTCGTCTGCCGCCGCTGCACTCATGGGCGGATCTTACGACCCGCCGCCACCAGGGCCAGGCGCGACTGCTTGTAGACCAGCACGCATGTCGTGTGCCACAGGGCGCCGAACTCGTTGCTCGCCTCGGTGCCGGGGTTCATCCACTCCCGGCACCGTCCGCAACGCGTCAGGTAGCGCACCTTCATGCCTCAATCTTGACACACGTTGGCCTAACTGACGCTGAACTTAGTTGGTCCAGTCCCCGAAGCCTTCGCCGTCGTCGTAGGTGCGGCGCACCCCGAACTCGGACTTGCGTGCACCGGGCGGCTTCGAGCCGTACTCGCGGGCCTGCGCGCAGTGGATGAGCACCTCGGTCCAGTCGATGCCCAGGTCCTTGGCGATCTGCTTGGCCAGCGCCCGCTTGACGTAGGACCCGACCCCGATGTCCCGGGCCTCGGCGGCCTGCTTCAACAGGATGGCCAGGGGTGGGTCGTAGTCGATGGTGGTGGATGCGAGGCGACGACCGGACGGGTTCTTCTTGCGCTCGGAGGCGCGGACCCTGTCCAGGACTTCCTCCTGCCATCCGGGGTGGTCGAAGGTGTCCATCGTCTTGTCGATCATCGGGTCAAGCGGCACGCTTCCTCCCTGCACTCGATGAGGGCGTCGAACCTGGCCATCATGCCCTCGCTGGCGGGACCATAACCGACGGTTACGGCGGCGGTGTCGCGCATGGCGCGCAGTTCGTCCGGGGTGTGCAGGCAGTGCACCGCCTCCATCAGGCCCAGTGCCCTGCCTTCGACGGCTGCCGCGCTCAGACCTGGTCGCTCCATGACTGGCCTCCCTCGATCTCCAGGATCTCCGCCTCCACCACCTGTGGGGCGCCCTTGATCCGCCCGACCATCCCGTCGACCCACGCCTGCACCTCGCCCAGTTCGGGGATGTGGTGCACAGCGACCTGGGTGGGCAGGTCGATGCCGAGCATCTTGTTCTCCCTGTCAAGGATCGCCAGAGCCCGCGCCGAATACGCCAGGTGGTCCGGGTCCTTCGGGTTGTTGGCCCGCGTCCAGACGCTGGTGAGCATCCGCTCCAGGCGGGCGTGCTGGATCTTGCGCAGACGCTGGGTGTCCTCGGTGTCGTCGACGCTGGCGGCCAGTGCCCGCTCGATCACGTCCCGGACCCGGCGCTCGGAGGCGTACCCCAACTGCGCGGCGATGGTCGCGTACCCGGCGCCACCGAGGCGTAGGGCCACGGCGGCCATGGCGCGGGTGGGGTTGTCGTCGTCGTCCTTGCCCCGCCCGTTGCCCTGGTGGGTGACGCGCGGCTTCAGGTGGGTGTTCAGTTCCCCCTTGGCGATCTGCGCGTCGGTGGGGTCCTCGAACTCCCACTCGGCAGGTGTCTCGGTGGTCATCGTCCGCCTCCGAACTCGTGCCCACACGCGGGGCAGGTGATGGCGTGGCCGGTGCTGCGCTGCTTGGCGAAGTCGTTCTCGTCGAAGTCCAGCGGGGAGTCCATCTGCATGTCGCGCAGGTTCTCCAGGTAGGCCATGTCGTAGCCGGTGCCGAGGAGCCCGACGATGGGGTCGTCGGCGGCGATCTGCTCCAGGATCTCCCCGAGCATGATCTTGTCGATCCACGCCTTGCGCGCGGACTCGTTGTCGACGAGCAGGATGCGCAGCGCGGTGGCGTCGTCCACGTCCAGCCAGGACACGTAGATGTGCTCGGAGTTGAGCCGCTTCAACGCGACGTAGCGGGTGTGCCCTTCGAGGATGTACCCGGTGGAGCGCTGAGCGGTGACGCCCTTGTAGACGCCGTTCATCTCCATGGAGACGGCGACTTCCTCGTCGTCCCCGTTGTTCGGGTTGTCCGGGTGCTGGCGCACGGCATCGATGGGTTCGAGCACGTAGGTCAGTTCGTGGAGTTGGACCATGGGGGCAGCGTATATCCCAGCGGGTCCTTACAGGGTGCGCTGGGTGTGCGCGTCTCCGTCGTCCATGATCAGGTCGTTCAGCGCGGTGCGCGGGATGTAGAAGTCCCGGAAGTCCCCCCACCAGCAGCGCCCGAGCACCAGGTCCTTGGCCTTGACGTAGCCGCGGATGAGGTACTGGTGGCCCCCGACGCGGGGACCGGTGGGGTGGATGACCCCGTCGGCGTCCTGGTTCATCATCCCCTGGTACCACCAGGTGCCCACCGAGACGGTGTTGCCGCGCATGACCTCCTGCACCACCTCGTCGGCGCCGCCGAACAGCCAGTTGTACTCCCCACCCCAGCCGATGGCTTGGGCGCTCTGCGCGCTGGCCAGGCCGGAGGAGCCGGTGTCGTCCGGCGGCCACTCCCCGGGCCACGGGTCGACCTGGGTGTTGAGGTGGTAGATCTGCTCGGCGTCGAGCATGGTGATGATCCCGGAGGTGGACGGCCACCAGGACCGGTGGCGTACCGGGTTGCGGTTGCCTGCCGCGTTCAACTGCATCGCCTTGGCCACACCGGTGCAGTTGCCGACCCGCTGGTTCGGGTTGGGCAGCGGGTCGTACAGCCGGATGGACTTGGTCCGCCAGGTGGCCTTGTCGACGGTCAGGCCCTTGGGGGTGAACAGCCGGGAGCGCGAGTCGTGCACCATCTGGCGCCCCAGGAACGGGTACTCCTGCTCGACCTGCTTGATCTCGATGCTCATGTGCTCAGCGTAGAACTGGTTGCCCCGGAACGCGGCTCAGCCCCGGCGCGTCGGTGCAGGGGTGACACGCGCCGGGGCTGAGGTGTGTGGGTTACCAGGTGCCCTGGTTGAGGCGGCGCTGGAACTCCTTGACGGCGGGGCTGGGGTTCCAGATCTCCCCGTCCGCGACGGTGCCCATGCGGCGCTGGAAGGCGTGCCAGAAGTCGGAGCCTGCCACGCCGTCGTCGGCGATGCCCATGCCGCGCTGCATCGCCGCGATCAGCGGGGAGCCCTTGCCCTTGGACCAGTTCCACACCCAGCCGGTGGTCAGGCCGGGCTGCTTGTTGGGCGCGTACTGGTACCAGACCTCCCCGTCGGCGACGAGGGCGCCGCGTCCGACGACCTGCTGTGCGCGCTTCGTCGTCCCAGAACCCCAGATGCCGTCCTCGTCGATCCCGCCAGGCTGCGGGGTGGGCGGCGGGGTGGGCGTGGGGATGGGGTTGGGCACCGGGGTGGCACCTGCCCCGAGGGACAGGAACCGGGCGATGTCCACCGAGCCGGGGTCACCGTGGTCGTTGCCGGGGACGTGCTCGTGGCCGAGGACCCCGTAGTAGGTCTGCCAGGCGGGGACGCTGAGGCGCTGTGCTGCCCGCACCCCGTAGGAGGCGGGGTAGGGGACGAACTCCACCGAGGACTGCCACGCGATGTTGAGCACGTCGGCGACGTAGTGCATGACCTGGGCCGCGTAGGCGAGCACGTCGTCCGGCGCACCGGGGATGTACTTGGCTGCGAGGCTGGCGTTGTTCGGGTTGCAGGTGCCGATGACCTCGAACTGGATGGCACCGCTGGTGTTGGTGGACATCCCGGCGGGGGCCTTCAACGCCCAGGCGGCTTCCGTCAGCGGGTAGTGCTGGCGGAACGTCTTGCCCCACGGGTCGATGGTGAAGTGGGGTGCGGACTGGCCGTTCTTGTACGTGGCCGCGCTGGGGTAGCCAGCGCCCTCGGTGGTGTGGAACACGATGAGGGCGGGCTGACGCTTCCACGCCAGGTTGGTGGGGTTGGAGAACTCCTGCTTGGAGCCTCCCGGGAACCCGGAGTACACCCAGGTGGGCAGGCTCACTTGTCCTCCTCCTGTGGCTCCAGGGCGTGGTCGGGGCCGTCCTGCTGTGGCTCGGCAGGCTCCGGCTCGACGACCTTCTCCTTGGGGGTCCTCTTCTTCGCTGTCATCGCTCCTCCTCGGTGTGGTGGTCCCGGCGTACCATGGACCATGTTCTTCTTCTACCTGGTGGCCAAGGCGGTGTTCTACGTCCTGGCGGGGATCTTCTTCGCAGCGTACTTCGTCGGTCTTGTCCTGTGGGTGACGGCGCTTGCTCTAGTGCGCGTCGTCCTGTACTTCGCAGGTCGTCCAGCGGCCCG